TTTCCGACCCTTGGCCGGATTTTTTTCCGACCTTGATCGGATTTTTCTCCGAGGTAGCTCGGATTTTTTTCCGAGCCCTGCCGTCTGGTAGGGTCGGATATTTTTCCGACCCATCAAGCTTTTGATTCCACTCGACAGCCTTCGCTGTCAGACGAAAAAGAGTGATATTTGAAGTGCTGGAAAGCTCAATCAAACCGGCCTCCTCCAAAGCTTTCAACATGCGGTAGGCGGTATCAGGCTTGTCAGTGAGCAGCGGAAGCTCCTCGATGATCTTCGCTTTGCTCAGCGCAAAGAAAATCCCGCCATCGGTCTTGATTGGCTTGGTCCAACTGGGACAGCCGTAGACGAAGGCAAACAGCAGGGCCTGCTGAGAATTCAGCCCCCATTCCAACGCCTTCACCTGGTTTATCGTGACGGTGTACTGCATATCAGGACTTCCCGACCTTTTTGGTCCGGCTCATCAGGCAGCCTTCAGCGATTCGCGAAGAACCTGAAGCGCGTCGATCGCTTCTTGAATGGCTTTGTCGCCTTGGGCCTTTTCGTGCTGGCTGATGTGATTGTCGACGGTGGCGTCATAGATCAGGCGCTTGACGTCTCCGGACTCGGCGGCAAGATGTGCCAGGGCTGCAAGGAGTGGTTTAGGCGCCGGCCGCTGGCGCGCAACGACATCGCAACCGAACTCGTTAGCAAGTGCCTTCAGCGGCCGCAGATCATTCGTGTGCAGCAGAATCCCGAACAGGTGCTCGATGGTCAGGTGATGAGCGTCGTTGTCTGGATTGGCGCGCTGGAGCAGGCTCACGTGAGCAACCCCCATTTTCGCTGCCAAGCTTTTGGCCTCGTTTTCGAGGACGGCGCTCTGGCACGACCGCAAGAAATTTTCCATTCGTAAAACCTCGATTTTGTTTCCGTAGTGCCTAGCGTTGAGGCAGGGCAATATCTGTTCATTAAAGCGGCGGACCAGCTACATCTCATCAGCCGTTTAGGCCAGCGGCGCATAGCTGATGAAGGGGTTTAAGCGGCTGATTTCTGGATGGCTTCTTCGTACAGTGCCTCAATAGCTTTCCCTGTCTCGTAGCGAACCCCGGCACCCTTACTGGCCCGGTGAATAGTTGGCTGAGTGGTCTCAGCTTTTTCGGCGATCGCTTTCTGGGAAAAGCCCATGGCGAACAAGCCGGTGAGCATCTGTTGAATCGTCATAGGTGCCTCCAATTCGGCAACGTATTGATTTAATAATACGCGTGCGTATTGGAACAGGCAATACACTCCCGTAATACGTTTTCTTATTGGTGAAAAATGCATATCGGGGACCGAGTATTCTCGGAGATGAATGCTCGCGGCTGGAGCGAGGGCGAGCTGGCGCGTCAGGCTGGCGTCACGCAGCCGACTATTCACAGGATAATTACCGGCGAATCAAAATCCCCTAAGCGTGAAAACATCGAGAGGATTGCGAAGGTTTTGCGTGTTCCGAGCAAATGGCTTTGGGACGGCGGGCCGCGACCGGCCTCAGAATCAGCAGAGCACTCCAATGTCGCTCACGTTGACCAGCCCTCGCGCATGTACCGCTACCCCGTTGTTAGCTGGGTAGCGGCGGGCTCTTGGGCGGAAGCTGTCGAGCCCTACCCGTCCGGAGCATCTGACGAACACGAGATATCCGACTACAAGGCCAAAGGCCCGGCGTTTTGGCTGACGGTAAAGGGAGACTCAATGACGGCAATCACTGCCCCGTCAGTCCCGGAGGGCTCACAGATCCTCGTAGACACCCGTGCTGACGTCCGTCCGGGCAAGCTGGTCATCGCCAAGCTGGCCGACAGCAATGAGGCGACATTCAAGAAGCTTGTAGAAGACGGAGGGGTCAGATACCTGAAGCCGCTGAACTCGGCCTATCCGACCGTGCAGTGCACCGAAGACTGCAGGATCATTGGTGTGGTGGTCAGATCGCTGACGAAATTCGCTTGATAATGACCCATGCGATTCAACTCGGGCTAAGGTACTTAACGCCAACCTAAAGGCAGGGCTTTTCAGCGGTACTGGCAGGATATCCAGCTACCGAACGTTTGATTCCAATGGCATATTGCCCGCCTCATGACTTACCCACGCTTTTAAGCACGCTGACAGGCAGTTGAGGCCTCAAGGAAGAATCGTTGAACGCAAAATATTACGCCCGGCATACTATTACGACTCTTTCACTAGGGGCCGAAGAGAAGAGAGATAGCGGAGACGCACCCAAAACCCCGGAGGATGGATTCGAGCCAGCAAGAGAAGCAATATCTCGGCTGGATTGCGATTTAATTATTCATGCTGGCGGTATCGGATCTGGCCAGGAATCTCACTATGTGAGTATCTTTGACGCTCAAAAACAGCGCTCAACGCACGTGATACTTTGGCTGACCTCGCCGGGTGGCGATCCCGATGCGGCATATCAAATTGCTCGACTCCTACAGAAGCGCTACGAAAAAGTCTCTGTTTTCATCAATGGCTGGTGTAAAAGCTCTGGGACGCTTATCTGCCTGGGGGCTAACGAAATAATAATGGATGATCTCGGCCAGCTAGGGCCTTTGGATATCCAGATACTCAATCGAGAGGAGTTCGGTGAGCGTCTCTCTGGGCTAAATCCCATCGAAGCGCTGAAATCGATCAGCCTGCAGTCTTTAGAGCTTTTGAAGCAGCAATTTCTCAATGTCAGGTTTGGTGGGGGTTTAAGCACAAAGCAAGCACTTGAAGTCGCTACAAACCTTACCGGCCAACTGATGAGCCCTATCACTGCGCAGCTGGACATCATGAAGTATGGCGAGTTTACAAGGTCAATGCGGATTGCTGTCGAATACGGGCAACGGTTAGCAAAAAGCTGTAAGGGAAACAATTTGAAGCCTGACGCCATCAACCTCCTGACGACCGGCTATCCTTCGCACGGTTTCGTAATCGACCTGGACGAAGCGCGCGAAAGCCTTTTCAATGATGTCAGCGAGCCGTCAGATAATCTGAAATTGATTGCAAAAACACTTCAACCATTTGTTGACACATGGGCTGGAGGTGCTAACAATTCAGCTATGATTATCGACGTACGGCATGCTTTAGGTGTGCCTTTTGTAGCTCCAGTGTCATCTGATGAGAGCGTACAAGAGGAAAAACCGAACCCAGAGCCCCGCCAGACGTCGAATAAGAGAGGCAAATCTGCCAAGGAAAGGGCTAATAGCTCTACTCAACCGGAGGCTACTACTGATGAAGCAGGCACAAATGAACATGTCCCTAACGAAGAAAGGCCTTGAAACGGTTCGCGTGAACAACGTTACCCGCGACCTGGTCAAGAACGCTTTTGATGCTATCAAGCTCCCATGCTCAACGTCCCGTCAAAAGACACCTCTGATCGTTGGCGAAGAAGCGCTTTCATTCAATCAATAGAAATCAGCTTCTAGCAATTAGCCCGGCCCAGCGCCGGGCTTTTTCGTTCTACCCCTTTCATATCCTCTCCTGCCGATCAGACGCAAGCCTCCTCAGCCTCATCTCCCCTTTCACCTCAAGTACAAGCCCGACGATGTCCCGGATCGTCACCAGTGCCGCAGTATCGATGCCTGTGACGGTGAACTCCTCCGCCTCGCTGCTCGTGTCGAACACCTGGATCGTCATTGACGCGTCAGACGCTATCACGCATACGCACTTCATTGGCAAAAACGCTGCCTCTATGCAAGGCCTCAGGTCCATTGGGGAATTCATTCGGTCCATCCTGGTTGCAAGCCAGGAGAATTCCTGAGGCCTACGTTACGCCGAGTGTAGTCGGAATGTTGGATAGTGCTGGCGTTATGCCTAATCCAACCCCAAAGGCCTCTTCGCTATAGCGCGAAATACGATTTCTAACCTGACCGAAGCCCGCCAATGAGCGGGCATTTTTTTGAGCGCGCGAAAATAAATCACATTTCGTGTTGACCTAATAAACACGATACGTGATAGTAACCCCATCGCAGCGATCAATCGCAGCGACACAAGACTGGTGAAGCCGCCAGATAGCACGGGATCAGCGAAGTGATCTCCCAGCCCCGGATAACGGGACCGACTGGACGAAGCTCTTTACAGAGAACGGAATCACCTGTTGGACAGCATCACTGAAGCACCTGGCTTGCCGGGTGCTTTGGGATGACAACCACCGAGTAAAACGTAATGGACACCACCATCGTATGTGGGGCATGGAGAGGCCACCTCGGCCGTGGTCTTGCGCCGCGAGAGTTGCAGTATTTGTTGTCAGCCGCCCAGGGCTGCACAGCCAAGGAAATTGCCCGCACGTTCGGCATCGCGCCGGGCACGGTCGTCAAGCGGCTGTCGGTCGCCATGTTCAAGCTGGGCGTGAATCGCCAGACCGCGATGATCGCCGAGGCCATGCGCCGCCAGATAATTTCCCCGCTCTGCCTGTTGTTCATGTCGGTGATCGTTCTGCACGCAGTGCTGGGCGACGAATCGATGAGGCG